GCCATTTCTGAAAAGTATTTTGCTCAGCAGAATTCTGGTGCAAGAATGTCTAATCAGAAGAAGATCCTTACAGCTGCTTGCTTAGATAACACTGCAAAGTTCATCAATGAGGCTTTCGCTAACAGTGTAGGTACTCAGAGAGCTGACCTTGGCAAGTTTAAGCAGTTCTGTATGGATATCACTACATTAACAATGCCAAACTTAGTTGTTAATGACATTTTCATGGTTAAGCCAATGACTTCATTCAGTGGCTACCTCACATACATGGAATTCGCTCTTGGTACAGAAAAGGGCGGTGCCGGTGGAATTGCTGAGGCAGATCCATTCAAGAATGCTATGGCTGCTTACCGTGGTGAAGAATATCAGGCTAGAAATATTGTTAATTCAGCTATTACTGGTCTTGGTGTAATGGATGAGAATCGTGCTCGTTATTCAGGTGCTGCTGTTGTTGAAACATTAGGTTCTGATGCTAAGGCTTCTTGGAGTCCAGTTTTAAAGGCTTGGGATATGGATGCTCTTGATTCAGAAGGTAATCCAACTGAATTAACAGTTACTGCTGGCCAGATTGCTAATGGTACAGCTGGTCATAAGGTTAAGTATATTTATGACAATGAATACATTCCACAGGATAAGCTTCCAACATTAGTTGGCCGCATGAAGGGTATTAACTTAACAGCTAAGGCTCGTAGAATTGCTGTTTACTATTCACAGTTTGCTGCATTCCAGAGCAAGCAGGACTATGGCATGGACTTCGAGGCTACAATCGCTCAGCAGGCCCAGGCTGAATTACAGTATGAAATTGATGGTGAAGCTGTATTATTAGTCAAGGAAGCTGCTAAGGATGTTGCTGGCTTAACATGGGTTGACGAAGAGTTAGATACAATCTCTTACTCAATGAAGGCTGAAGGCTTTGCTAGAGTACTCGAACAGGCTAAGGCTGAGGTTTATAAGAAGACTGGCCGTTGGATGCCTAACTGGATGTTAGTTGGACCAGAGGTTATGCCTATCTTATCATTCGTCAAGGGATTCCAGCCAGCTGCTAATGCTGTAGTAAATGGACCATACGTTGCTGGTACTGTTGCTGGCTTAAAGGTTATCGTTTCTCCAATGCTCGGCAAGGAATGCTTACTTGGTGTCTTAGGTGCTGATGGCAAGACAGCTACAGGCGTTTACGCTCCATATCTTCCTATAGTACCAACTCAGTTATTAGGTTTCGCTGATGGTACTATGTCTCAGGGTTTCTCTACAATGTATGACATGAGAATTTTAAATCCAGCTTTAATTGGTAAGATCAATATTACTACTGGAAATAACATGTTCTTAGGTCAGGTAGAAGTTGTAAATAGCTCAGAGATTTAAGGTTAAAAATGTGGCTCTAGTTAGTAATAACTAGATGATAATGAGGTTAATTGCTGGAATCTCCTGAAGGTATATATACTACAAAGTAATTCGTGAGAATAAGCTTGAAGGTTTGAAAAATTATATATTATAGGACAATCAGCAGCTAAGCTTGTTTAATAAACTAGGTGGGACAGGGAGTAGCTACCTTGATATATACCGCAATTATATATCTAACCACCTTAAATATAATTTACTTATGCGGAGGTAATTATATGTATGGTTATATTTATATAACTACCAATTTAATAAATGGTAAAAAGTATATTGGTCAACACCGATTTAATAAATTAGATAATTCATATTTAGGTTCAGGTAAAGCATTAAAAGAATCTGTAATTAAATATGGTAAAGAAAATTTTTCAACTGAAATTTTATGTGAATGTTATTCAGAAGATGAATTAAATGAAAAAGAAATTTACTATATTAAATTATATAATGCTGTAAAATCCAGAGACTTCTATAATATGGCTAAGGGTGGTAAAGGTCATACCTGTGAACCTTGAAATAAAGGAAAACATAATGTCCAAGAATTTACTGACCAAATGAAGGAATCCTTAGAAAAAGGCCGACACCTTCCTGCTAGTGAAAAGTTAAAAGAAAAATTACGAAATCGTTCTACATTAGTTGAATATACCGATGAATATAGAACTAGATTAAGTAATGCTCAAAAACTAAATAGAACTGTTAATGATGGCCAAAGAAATATTATAGTTAAATCTTATGAATTAGATGAATGACTATCAAAACCAGGAATTAAACTCGGTAGAGTTAAACAAGAAAGTTCAACGACTAAGGGGTAGCGCCCTGTAGGAATAAAGTTATTCCGAAAGACCTCACACCCTAAAGGGTGATAATATAGTCTCGTCTCTATAGAGATATAGAGCTAACATAAGTTAGTATGTAATTTAACGGATTACATAAAAGATAAACGACATGCCAATCGTTCCAACTCAGTTATTAGGTTTCGCTGATGGCACAATGAGCCAGGGCTTCTCAACATTATATGACATGAAGATTTTGAACCCTGATTTAATCGGCAAGATCAATATCACTGAAGGCAACAACATGTTCTTAGGACAGGTTGAAGTTATTAATAGCTCAGAGATTTAATTATCTAATAATTAGAGAAAAACAATTAATATTAGAGGAAGCCTAGGCTTCCTCTTTTATTTTTAGTTTAAATAAAGCTAAAATTATTATATAATATTATTGTAAATAAGGATGGAAAGATTATGGAATATAGCTTCTTCGAATTAGCAACAAAGGCTTACCCAATTATAAAAGATAAGGGGTATATAAAGGGTGAGACTACTAATTATATTAAAAATAATTATAACGATTTGTCAGAAAAAACTTCATTTGTTGAAATACAGGATTTTGTTAACTGGGTAGAGAAAAGGAATAATGAAAAAGATACTGAATATATGAGATCATTATTCACAATTATAAAAAATAATGAAGTAAAAGAATACCAATTAAATTTAGTACTTTCAGGATTAAATTCATATTTTAAAGATAAGCAAGCACAGGAAGAGAGAGACCATAATCCATCAAAATTTGTTGGTAAAATTGGTGATTATATTTCATTTGAAATAAAAGAAATGAAGGTTATTTCTAGAAATTATTATAGTTATAGAGGACCAGAAACCATCTTCTGGCGTTTAGTAGGAACTGATAATAATATTTATATGTGGTCTACTTCAAAGGAAGATTTTAAAGTTGGAGATATCATTGCTGCTAAGGTAAAAGACCACCGTGATTATAGAGGTGAAAAACAAACAATTATTACTCGAGGTAAAGTTTTAAACCAGGCGGAAGAATTACCAGCTGATGATTATATAAAAGATACTTTATTTGATTATACAGGTGACCTATTAAAAGATCTTTATTAAAATATGGTAGGAATTAACTTCCTACTTTTTTATTGTATTTTATTATGTTTAATATTGCTAAATTAAATATAATAGGGATATCTTTATGTCAGAGTTATTATTAGAGAAGAGTAGACGAGAATTAATAAATCAATCTAAGAATGCCGATATTGTTAAGTCTTATGGTACTACTCGATATGATAGAAAAAATAAACAACATATTTATAATAGTATTACCAATTTTAATAAAGTAGATATGAATGCGTTATTTAAAGGTAATATGCTTTCTTTTAAAATACCTGTTCATGGAGAAACTGATAATTACGAAGTAGAAGTCCTTTTTGAGGGTGCCTGTGATGCTATTAAAAGAGAGATAAAGAATAATAAAAATAAGTTTGAATATAAATGTGTTTATAGAGCATTAATCGATGCCATTAATAAACAAGATATTTATATTTCATGCAGTTGTCCAGATTGAACTTATAGATTTGCCTATTGGGCTACTAAGGATAGATATAATGGTGGAAGGCCTGAAGTAAGAGTAGCTGATATTACTAACCCAAATAATACAGCTGGTGCAGGATGTAAACATACTATAGCAGTATTATGTAATTTAGACTGGGCCATGAAATTAGCTACTAGTATTTCTAATTACGTAGAATATATGCAAGAGAATTATGAAGATAAATTTGCTAGATTAATTTTCCCAGCCTTATATGATATGAGCTATGATGACGCCGTACAAATGAATTTATTTGGAATGGATGATGAACTAGCCAACTCAATGGACAATGAAGAAGATGTTGAAGATATAGATAAGGCTATAAAGAGAAGTCTTTATAAACCTGAAAAAGAATCTACTGATGTAGATGAAGAAGAAATTTCGGAGGTTAGTTAATGGAATTAAGTGAATATGTAAATCAGATTAAATTTCAATTAACTGGTGGAATATTAGAAAATGAATTAAAAGACAAGGACATTGAGCAAATTGTGGGATTTGCTTTAAAAGAATTAAATAGGTATTATGATTCAACTTGTCTAATTACAGCTACTGCTTCAAGCTGTATTGATTTAATTAAATTACAAGAAGATAATAATATTAAAATGAGTTCAGTATCTAATGTTTACAGGACTAGTCCAGTAGGATCTACCTCGACCAGTTCAGGTGGAACGTCAGATCCAATGTTTATTGCCCAGTGAAATTTTGCTAATAATTATTATGGTTATAATACTAATAATTTTACATTGAACTATGCTGCCTATAATACTATGCAACAGATAGGAAGTACATTCTCAACAGATTTAGATTTTCACGAGGACAAATCTGAAGGTAAATTATATATCAATTTTTCAGAAGCTGTTCCTCCTACAATAAATATTGAATATGTACCTAAACTTGAAGATGCTTCAGATATTAAAGGTGAATATTGAACAGATATTCTTTTAAGATTATCTTTAGCCCACACAAAGATAACTCTAGGAAGAATTAGAACTAGATACACATTAAGTAATGCAATTTGGTCTCAAGACGGTGAAACATTATTAACTGAGGGAAAAGAAGAGTTGGCTGCTTTACGTGAAAGATTGCAGGCTCAGGCCAATTTCACTTACCCAGTTGATT